CTGGGCCAAGATAAAGATGTCACAAATTGTTACTCGTATTCAGATAAGCAATCTGAATTGGTTCTATTGAATAAGCTAAAGCCACAAACAAAATCTAATATCTCTGTAAAGTCGCTGCAGAAGCGGCTTTCTTTGTTATCACACTAATTTTTAGGAGGACTTATCAATGAGTAAGATTACTGAATTACAAGAAAAGCGTGCCCGTATTTGGAAGCAAGCAAAGGATTTCCTGGATACTAAGCAAAAGGAATCAGATGTACTTTCAGCTGAAGACAATGCCCGCTATGAAAAGATGGAGCAAGAAGTTGTCGACCTCGGCAAGGAAATCGATCGACGACACAAGCAAGCAGAAATTGAGGTGGCAATGAACCAACCCACCAGTAAGGCCCTTACTAATTCCCCAATTGCTAACCAGCTACCAAAGGGCCAGGAGGCTTATGCAAAAGATTTCTGGCAAATGATGCGTGGTCATGCGGTCGTTGATGCACTGAAAGAAGGTACGGATCCAGACGGTGGCTTCCTAGTGCCCGACGAATTTGAAAATCAACTTATCCAAAAGCTTCAAGAAGCAAATGTCCTACGAACCATCAGCCATGTCATCCAAACCAATAGCGGTGAACACAAAATTCCAGTAGTGGCCAGTGAAGGTACCGCAGCCTGGCTAGAAGAAGAAGCGGCCTACACAGAGTCCAACACACAATTTAGTCAGGTGTCACTTGGCGCTCATAAATTAGGGACCCTGATCAAAGTGTCAGAAGAATTACTAAATGATTCGGCATTTGATTTGATGGCTTACCTATCTGATGAATTCGGTCGCAGGCTCGGTAATGCCGAAGAACAAACCTTTTTAACCGGTAACGGTACTGGTCAACCTACTGGCATCTTAACTGACACTAATGGTGCTTCCGCCGGATCCACAGCTGCCAAGGCTGATACGTTAACTTTTGATGATTTAATTGATCTCTTCTATTCCTTAAAGGCGCCATATCGTCAAAACGCTGTCTTTTTGATGAACGATGATACCGTGAAAGCCATCCGCAAAATGAAAGACAAGAATGACCAATACATTTGGCAACCTTCCGTTCAGGCAGGCCAACCAGACCGAATTCTTAACTGTCCGGTTTACACTAGTCCATTCATGCCGACATTGGCTGCCGCCAATAAGCCGGTGCTTTTCGGTGACTTTAACTACTACTGGATTGCAGATCGACAAGGACGAACCTTCAAACGTCTGAATGAACTTTATGCCGTAACTGGCCAAGTTGGCTTCTTAGGCTCACAACGAGTTGATGCCAAAGTCATCCTCCCAGAAGCCATTAAGACTCTCGCCATGGCTGCTAAGTAGAAAGGACTGATGTAATGTGGCTGCTATTACTTTGGCCGAAGCAAAAGCCTACCTAAGAGTTGATAACACAACTGAAGATGACCTAATTACGAAGTTAATCGGCTCGGCAACAACTACAGTCGAGAATGTACTTCGTCAACCTCTATCCGCATTCGACCCCCTTCCCGATGATATTCATACCGCCATTCTCTACACAATTGCTTATCTTTATGAATATCGTGAAACCGCTGATTTTGATGCCATGATTAAATTTCTTCGGGCCATTTTGTCCCCTTACCGGAAGGAGGAATTTTAATGCAACAGCAAAACAAACGTATCAGTAAGATCGCTGATATTGGTGAATTAGATCGCCGTATTACGCTGATGAAAAAGAAATATGTCGGCGAAAATCCTAATACTGGAATGTCGATGTACAAGGATGTTCGCTTAGGCGATGTGTGGGCAAAAGTTTCTGCCCTGCACGGTCAAGAATATTACACGGCGGTTACGGTCAAATTGGAAAAGCAATTGTCCTTTATTATTCGATATCGTGATGATATTGACGAAGAAACCAACATTTGGTTTGAAGGTCGTGGCTACAATATTGGCTTTATTGATGATGTCAAATATAACCATGAGTACTTGGAAATTAAGGCCGAGTATTCGAGAGGAGTTGATGATCCGAATGAAGACAACTAGTTTAACGGTAATTAATACTTGCTTTGGTGCAATTGGTGCTTTTCTAGGCTGGTTCTTAGGCGGGCTGGATGGTTTCTTATATGTTCTCTTGATTTTTATGGTCGTGGACTATATCACCGGAGTGCTTTGCGCAGTTAATGAGCATAAATTATCCAGTGAGATTGGGTTTCGCAGGCTTACTCGCAAAGTGCTAATTCTACTGTTGATTGGCATTGCACACTGCCTTGATATTTACCTATTAAAGAACGGTTCTGCTATCCGCACTGCTACTATTTTCTTCTACGTTTCTAATGAAGGTATTTCGCTGTTAGAAAATACCAGCCGCTTAGGATTACCCGTGCCCGATAAGTTAAAAAGTATCCTCCAACAATTACATGATAAGGATGGTGATAAATCGTGATTCCCGGGATCGATATTTCTGAATGGCAAGGCCATGTGGATTTCAATGCTGTTAAAGCAAGTGGTGTTAAATTTGTTCTTATTCGAGCTGGTTATGGCAGGTCAGCAAGCCAAGAGGACCGTTACTTTGCAGAACACTACACCCAAGCCAAAGCAGCTGGTTTACAAGTTGGTGCCTATTGGTATTCCTACGCTATCTCACCTGCTGATGCAGCCATTGAAGCCCGGGCCTGTTTAACCGTTCTTGGCAACCGTCATTTTGATTTTCCAATCTACTTTGATCTAGAAGAAAAGTGGCAATTTGCTAATGGACGTAACTTTTGTGATAGCTTAGTAAAAAGCTTTTGTAGTATTTTGGAGCAGAATGGTTGCTATGCGGGACTGTATATTTCTCGATCGCCATTGCAGAATTATATATCCACCGCTGTTGCTCAGCGTTATGCCATCTGGATAGCCGAATATGGATCACGTTGTAACTATGGTGGCAACTATGGAATATGGCAACATTCTTCTACTGGTTCCGTTCCGGGTGTCATTGGTAATTGCGATCTTGATTACGCCTATATTGACTACGCAACAGTCATTAACAAAAAGCAGCTAGTTGTCAGAAAAAATCCTGATGAGCTAGCTGTAGAAGCATTGAATGGACAATGGGGTAATGGTGCTGATCGTTATAAACGTTTAACCGCTGCCGGTTACGACTATTCGGTGGTGCAAGAAAAAGTTAACCAGTTATTGAATCGTAAGTCAGTTGACCAAATTGCACGCGAAGTTATCCGCGGTTACTGGGGAAATGGTAATGAGCGAATTATTCGTTTAAAACAAGCTGGTTATGATCCAATTCAAATTCAAAAACGTGTCAATCAACTACTGTAACTTTTGCCTGTGGACTACGATCTGCAGGTTTTTTTCTTTTGCCATGGTTTACTTTTCCGCTTGTTCTGGCTTATCAGTGGAGGTAATTAAACATGGTGAAGAAAGTACAACCAGTAACCCATCAACCACTAATAACAAGTAAGAATATTAGCTCAGAGCAATTATTGAATGATTTGCATTATCAACAAGCAAAACAGATCATCCAGGATCTGCTTAATAAAGGCTTAATCTCACCCACCGAATTTAAGGACATTGATGCCTTAAATAAACAATCATTCCCACCATTATTAGGGCCCGGAAACGTTGATACATCAGGCCTCTAGAGCTAACATACCACACTGACGAAAGGAGGTTTGCCATGTCAACCATTACTAAAATTCAAGAATTCCAACGTAATGTCCAGCAACTAAGGGTGGCTGCCTACTGTCGAGTCTCAACTGACAATATTGCTCAGCTCGAAAGTCTGGAAAATCAACGTCAACATTACCAAGAACATATTCGACGTCACCCTAACTGGCAGTTAGCTAAGATCTATTACGATGAAGGAATTTCAGGTACCAAATTGACGAAGCGTAATGCCTTAAAAGAATTACTAGCTGATTGTCATAATCACCGAATTGACTTAGTAATTACCAAGTCGATCAGCCGCTTATCACGGAATACAACCGATTGTTTACGAATCGTTCGAGAGTTACAACAGCTGAACATCCCGATTATCTTTGAAAAGGAACATATCAACACTG